GCAGCGGGTGGAGTGCGAGGAGTGCGGCGGCACCATGGTCAGCTCGGACGGCGGCTACTGGCAGCCGGACCTGATCGGGCAGCCCGACAACCACCCCTCGACCAAGCCCGATCCGCGCTCCGGCGGGGTGCCCGGAATCGGCAACGTCCCGCAGCGCACCCGCGAGGAGGACCTGTCCTCGCGCACCGCGGGGGTGGACTGGTGCCGCCACCGACGCACCGAGCATTGCTGGCTGCCGCACAACGAGAGCACCGAGCGGGGCTTCGCGCTCTACACCCCGCAGGACCGAGGAGTCTGCCCGTGGACCACGGCCAGCCAGCAGCAGATCAACTGCCCGATGAGTGAGCCCGGGCCGATGGCCGGGATGAGCCGGGCCGCGGTCTGGACCGACGACGAGTGGCGTTTCCACGTGCTGGCCCGGTGGTCGGACGTACGGGCCAAGGCCAAGCGGATCCGCAGCGAGGGCGGGGTCTCGATCGTCTCGTCGCTGGCCGACGGCATGACCGGGCACGTCAACGGCGACACAGGTGTCTACGAGACGCAGATCAACTACGTGCCCGGCAGCTTCAAGATCGGCTTCTGGCAATGCGGCTGCGCCTGGGCGAGCTACGCGTGGGGCCGCTCCCCGGCCTACCGCAAGTTCGAGGGTCGGATGTGCTCGCACGCGCTCGCGCTCACCTACGAGGCGCAGGCCCGCGGAATGTTCGGCCGCCAGGTCACCGAGGACACCGAACGTCCCGGCTGGATGCGGGACAAGGTCCGGGTCCGGCACGACCGCGACACCCGCGACCACGACGTGCGCGCGGCCTCCCTATCCACGTTGGACCCCGAGGGGGTCTATCCAACGGGGCACGGCCTGGCGTTGGACCGCCAGCCGCTCGACGCCTTCGTGGCCGAGGCCTACGCGGTGCGCCAGGATCCGGCCGACGCGTTGCGGGTCGCCATCGCCGCCGGGCTCGACCACACCGAGGCCCGAGCTGCCTCCGATCGGGTGACTTCCGTGGGCTCGGCGAGGGTTTCCCATCTACAGGCACATAAGAGCACCACTACAACCCCCGACAAGCCCAGCGAGCCGACACACGCGGGCGTGGTGCTCAAGGCCCAGGACACCGGCCGGGTGCTGATGATCCAGCGCAGCCACCAGGACGAGGACGACCCGGCCGCGGGCACCTGGGAGTTCCCCGGCGGCGGCCGGGAGGAGGGCGACCACACGTCGCTGCACTCCGGCATCCGCGAGTTCGAGGAGGAGGTCGGGCACGAGTTCCCGACCGGCGGCCACGTGCAGCACGTCTGGCAGTCCCCGAACGGTGTCTACCAGGGCCACGTCGTGGTGATCCCCGAGGAGAAGGCGATCGACCTCTCCGGCGGGCGCCGCACGGTGAACCCGGACGACCCGGACGGCGACGACCACGAGCAGAGTGCCTGGTGGGATCCCGACCACGCCCGGAAGAACCCGGCGCTGCGCCCCGAGTGCAAGACCTCTCCCTGGGACAAGATCAAGGCCGCGTCCCTCCAGCGCACCGCGGACTACGCCAGCCACGACGCGCTGGAGGACGTCGGCATCGACTGGCGCCCGAAGGCCCCTCCGAAGGCCCCAGAGCCCGCTGACGCGACGAACCCGGGCTCCACGGGGTTCGCCACCGCCCAGGACCCGCCGGAGTGGGAGAACGCCTCTGAGCGGGCCGAGACCATGACCATGTCGATGTGGTCGAGCTTCACCGGTCCCGAGGACTTCGCCCACAAGGTCATGGACCACTACCACGCGCTCCAGGCCGAGTTCCATGACGAGCCGGAGCCCGCGCTGCCTTCCACCACGGCTGACGACGAGGTCGACGACGAGGGCTCGCGGTTCCGCTCGCAGATGACCCCGGAGATCGACTCCACCGAGTCGCTCCAGCCCAACGACGGCCGGACCGCGAGCGCCGCCGACATCGTGGCCCGTTTCCAGGCCACAGCCGCCGCGCAGGCGCTCCAGACCACCACCGACGGAGGATCCACCATGGACATCGCCGCAGCCGCTCGCGAGCACCTCGCCGCCCGCGGCATCCAGCGCACCGCCCTGAAGGACTTCAGCGCCCAGGAGCAGGCCGCGCTGATCAGCGAGGGGCAGGGCCAGCGAGCCCGCAACTTCGGCGACCTCAAGATCGAGGGCACGCACTACGAGGCCATCGCCGAGGCCATGGCCAAGGAGCAGTCGCTGACCGACGCCGAGGAAGATCTGTTCCTGTGACCATCTCGACCTCCGACGACCCGTTCCCGCCGCAGCACAGCGTCGAGCCGCAGGAGCAGCCGCCGCCGTTCGACGACATGATCAGTCTGGAGCTGACCCGGCCGGTCGAGCTGGCCCAGCTCCAGGCCGAGATCGCCAAGGCCGTGCACCAGAACATCCAGGTGGCCCAGACCGGGCCGCAGGAGATGGCGCCGATCTCCGAGGACAACCCGGCCGGGCTGGCCGTCTCGCCGGGCTCGGTGGATCGCGCCACCGTGCAGAAGGTGATCGACGAGCACACTCCGCAGGAGGGCTACGGGATCCCCGAGGAGTACCGGAAGTTCCTGGAGCTGCTCGATCGGATCGGCTACGACCCGGAGATGGAGCTGACCGACGACGAGCTGAAGACCGCGGTGCGCGGTCTGCTCATCAGGGCTGTTCAGCCGATGCCCTGATCCTGTCCGGTTCGTCCGACCGCCGCGGAAGAAGTGAAGGGGTGCGGGTCCGTGCCCCCGTCACGAAGGGGTGGTCCCCATGCTGGTGCTCGTTGCCTTGATCATCGCGCTGCTGCTGGCGATCATCGATCTGGTGCTGCCGTACGTCGGGCGGGACGTCCGCTTCCGACTGCTGCCGATCTCCGTCATCATCGTCATCGGGGTTCTGATGATCTCCAGCGGAGGCGCTCTCCGCTGAACGCAGTAACCTAGTCCGTCTCCTGGTCGTTGTGTGGCTGGAGGAGGACGAATGGCTTCCGATGCGGTGGTGCGGACATTTCCTCCTTTCATCCGGTGGTCATTGATCAGTACGACCGTCGTCGTGGGCGCCGGTTACGCCTTCGGGCCGCCGAGTTTCTCCAGCGCGACCAGCTTCGACGCGCTCAAGAGCATCCCCTGGCTGCCGTTCCCGTTCTGGGGCTTCGCCTTCATGTTCTGCGGGATCATGATGGCGAGCACCCGCCTGGTCGGGTACGGGCTCGGAGTCATGATCTGGGGTGTCTGGGGCTCGGCCCTGCTGCTGGCCGCCCTCGACGGCAAGCTCTCCGGGTGGGGCGGCCTCATCCACCCCTTCTTCATGGTCGCGATCTGCGGCTATGAGGTCTTCCGGTGGGGTCAGCTCCGCCTGGCGCGCGCGCGTGCTCGACAGCGGGATCGATCCGGGTGATTTTCACGGCCGCCGCCGAGGACGCGGCCAGCTCGGGCGGCCCGATGATCGTGGTCATCTTGGGGGTAGTCACGCTCCTCGGCACCATCGCCACCGCCATGGGTCCCACGTTCGTCGAGATGACGAAGAACCGTGGTCTACGAGTGCGCCCGGCCAGCGGCAGTAGTCCACCGGTGCCCGCCGGTGCCGCGCCGCCACCGAACCCTGCTCCCCCGCTCCCCCCTGAACACTCCCCGGTGGCAAACGCAATGGTGGCCTCGGCATCTGCTGGTCTGAGCATGGTTGAAGCCGCGGTGCTTGATTACCGTGAGCAACGCGATGCAGCTCGTCGAGCGGCCGAGGATCTCCAGGACGAGCTGGACGATGCGAACGCCTACATCCGTGACCAGGCGGTCTACATTGCCCGGCTGGAGTCCGACAACGAACAGCTCCGGGCCCGACTCGGAGTGCCACGACAGAATTACGGAGGGCGACACGGGTCGTCTGCCGAGACCCGAGCACCCTGGACCGGATCATGACCGCACCCCCGCAGTTCGAGGACATCGTCGCCCAGGGGCTGGCCGATGTCCGGGTGGCTCTCGAAGAGATGCCTGACGCCACCCGGGCCGAGGTCAAGCAGGTCCTCGACTCCGACGAACTGGTCACGCGAGTGGTCAACATCGTCTTGCCGGTGATGGATGAGCAGTTCCGCAAGAAGTACTACCGGAAGATCATCTTCGCGGTCGGGGGCCTGCTGGTGTTCTTCGCCATCGCCACCGCCATCGCCTTCAACCAGATCGCCAAGGTGGCTGCGATCAACGCGCAGACCAACACCAATCAGGACGCGGCCATCGAGCGCTCGCAGATCTCCATCGGCGCCTTCCAGGATCAGCTCGCGCAGGCCAACGCCAAGCTCGCCGAGCAGGGCCTGCCGACCATCCAGGCGCCAGGGAACGTGCAGCCGGGCACCCCGGAGCAGGCGCAGCTCAGCGTGGCGGCGGCCACCGCATCGACCCTGGCCAACCTGCCCCGAGAGGTGCTGGTCAAGCCCGAGCCCGCCGACATCGCCAAGGCCGTGTCGGACTACATCGTGGCCAACCCGGTCCCGATCCCACCGGACCAGATCATCAACGCCGTAGCCACGTACATGGCGAGCAACCAAGAGGCGCTGCGCGGCCCGGAGGGCAAGAACGGACCCGCCGGACCCCCGGGCGATCCGCCCTCGGCCGAAGAGATCCGGGCGGCGTTCCGCGCCGAGGTCGCGGCCAACCCCCAGGTGCTCTGCCCGCAGGGTGGCGAGTACTCGTCCAAGGTCGTTCTGTTGGCCAACGGCAACTCAGCGGAGCAGACCACCTGCTTCGGCCCTGAGGTGCCGCCCCCCAGCGGTACCGGCGGTGGCGGCATCCTGACCCCCGATCCGAACGCCGGGCCCACCACGGCCCCGCCTGCCCCCGGTGGCGGGGTGACCCAGCCACCCCCGGCGACGAGCGATCCGCCGACGCCCACCACGACCCCTGAAGGGGGTCTGTTCTGAGGCACGAAGGAGACCCGTTCATGGTCCGTGGAGCCCGCCGCCGCACCCGCACCCGATCGAACCGGAAGTGGGTGATCGAGCTGAGCGACGACGGCTCCGCGGCGGTCATCCGCAACGGCCGTCAGGTGCACGTCGGCGACGACGATGATGCCGCGCTGACGTACGTCCGGCGCAACCGCAGCGAGAATGATCGAGTGATTCAGCGCGAGCCGGACGGTGTCGAGAAGGACATCACTCGCCAGACCTGACCTGTCGATCCTGTGGCGAGTCCTGCCGAAGAAGTGAAGGGCAGGAGGTCCGCGTCGTGCAGAAGTTCGCCACCTACGAGATCCTCGGGCACAGCCTTGCTCAGGGCCATTCTCCCGCCCTGATGCGAACGGCACATCGTGCTGAATTCCATTACACCCCCAGGCACGGTTTTCTCTACGTCCGTTCCCGGATGATTTCGTCGCGGTGCAACGACAACTTCGACGAGTTCCCGGCGGAAGAGATCGAGAAGGGGTACATGACGTTCATCGGGAAGCCGGTGTTCGTCAACCATGCCAACCACGATCACACCCGCAACCGGGGCGTGATCATCGACGTGGCGCTGCACAAGGACGCGAACCGCGACGGCTCCCCAGACACCTGGGTCGAGGGTCTGATGGAGATCGATGCCCTGACCTACCCGAAGCTCGCCGCCGCGATCATCGCGGAGGACGTCGACCGCACCTCGATGGGCGTGGACGTTGCCTTCTCCATCTGCGCCGCGTGCGGCAACAAGGCCACCACGCCGCTGGAGTACTGCCGCCACATCCCGGCGATGAAGGGGATGAAGCTCGCCCGGCGCACCGCCGACGGCACGTCCCGGCCGGAGCTGGTCCGCGAGCGCTGCTACGGCCTGGCCTTCTTCGAGAACAGCCTGCTGGTCGAGCAGCCCGCCGACCCGACCGCGTACTTCCTGGACAAGCCCGTGCTGGGCCCCGGACTGGAGCACCTCGCGATGACCCGACCGTCGCAGTACACCGTGGGCCACGGTCTGGAGACCCGCACGGTCTCCGCCAGCGCGAGCCCGCGGGTCTCGATGAGCCTGCCGCCGATGGCCCGCCAGGCGAACCTGCACGCCACGGCCCCGGCTCCGCGGGCGCTGCACGTGGCCGCCGGAGGGGTGTGCCCGGCCTGCCGCGGGACGAACACGATCGCGGTGCACGGCTCCGGCGAGTGCTTCGACTGCGAGCACACCTACGACGCGCTAATGCACGAGGCGCGTCTCCAGGAAGACCAGCCGCTCGAACCCCTCGTCCCGCACAAGCGAGTCGACGACATGGAGCCCCACGAGAAGACCGCGTGGAATTCGGCTCTGAAGACGCACTCCGCGGAATGGCACAAGCGCAACCCGATGTCGGCCCAGAACATCGTCGACCATTGGCACGCCGCCACTCCTGACGAGAAGGAGAACGGCAAGAACTGGTACGGCGATGCGCACCATGGCACCCGGATGCTCGCCGAGCACACCGGTACGCCGATGCACGTCGCGGCAGGGCTGGTCTCGAACTACAGCCCGCAGACGCATTGGGCCACCAACATCACCACGGCGGCCAAGGTCATGCGCACGAAGCAGGCCGTCGGCGGCCCGGGCAACCGGGACGGCGCCAACGGCAAGGGGATCCTCGCGTCCAACAGCCAGAAGGCCAAGGCGCACGAGATGATCACCAACCACACGCACTACAACGACCTGCTGGCCGGGCCGAAGACGCGCGCCTTCGCGCACCTGATCGAGCACGGCGGCGACTCCCACGAGGACCTGGCCGCGGGCAAGAGCCGGGTGGTCGTCGACCGGCACGCGCTCTCGGTGGCTGCGGGCGCGCGTGCCTCCGACGCCGCCTACGGGCACTCCGGGCTGAGCGGCAAGAAGAAGTACTCCGAGGCTGAGGGCCACTACCAGGAGGCGGCCCGGCAGATCTCCCAGCACGAGGGCGAGACCATCCACCCGCACCAGGTGCAGGCAGCCACCTGGCTGGTCCGTCAGCGGCTCAACGAGGAGCACGACCGGACTCTGGTCGGCAACGGCTCGCGATCGGCCGGGGCGGCGCAGACCGCGATCCACCACATGCAGAGCTACATGGGCGAACACCACCCGTCGCTGTCGCTCCAGATGCCGGGCACCGGCTACTCCAAGCGCGGCGACAGCGGCCCGACGCCGCTGGAGAAGACCACCTTGGAAGACCACGCGACCTCTCCGGGAACAGGGGCGCGGAAGGCAGGCTCGACCCCCGGGAGCCGCCGGGGGCGACAGTAGGGCCGTCCTGGCCCCCAGGACGGCCTACAACGAGACCCGGGCCCCGAACGAGCAGTATGATCGTGAACATGCTGTGTCTCACCTGCCAGACCCCGCCTCGCGAGCACACGAGCGCATGGCGTCGAGGGCTGTGTGGGAAGTGCTACCAGGCGCACCGCAAGGCCGGAACGCTCGACGAGGTGGCTCTGTCTCCTATCCCGACACGGGACCGGCAGATGCCTCACGAGCAGCCTCTCGGGCACCGCAGGCCGGGGACCAAGGGCTACGTGGACGTCAAGGTCGCTACGGGGCTGGGGAGGCGGAACTACATCCACGAGCACGTGCACGTCATGCAGCAGCACTTGGGCAGGAAGCTGGTGCCTGGCGAGGAGGTGCACCACAAGAACGGGGTTCGTTCGGACAACCGGTGGGAGAACCTCGAACTGTGGATCACTTCTCAGCCTTCGGGAGCGAGGCTGGTGGATCTCGTCGAGTGGCTGGTCGAGCACCATCGGGAGACCCTGGCCGAGGCCCTGGCTTCCTGACCCCCAGGAGGGCCTACAACGACGTCAAGGCACCGTCCGAGGTAGACACCCTGCGGGACGAGGCCTGCCCGGTCTGCGGCGAGACGGACGCCTGGGACGGCGACGAGTGCAAGGTGTGCGGCTTCGTCGCCCCGCCGAGCAAGTTCCAGGACCCCGACGTCGACCTGCACCAGAAGCTCGACCTGCGCCAGGACCAGGCGCCGGAGGGCGGCGACGTCAACGACCTCAACGCGGACATCAACGACCGCGACCGAGACGGGCTGGACGACGAGAGCGGCCAGCCGATCGGCGCCGAGGACGAGCTGGGAGCCGACGACACGCAGCCGATGGTGACCTGCCCGGCGTGCGGCTACGAGGCCCCGGCGGCCGAACCGCAGACGGTCTCTACCGAAGATTCGGTGATGGGCGACGCCGCTGCGATGCCCGACGAGTCTGCCGGTGCCGCCAGCGCCGGGGACCTGTGCCCGAACTGCGGCCAGGCCCCGCTCATGTCCCCGCAGGAGATGGCCGAGGCGGGTCTGGGTGCCGAGCCCGGCTCGATGCCCGGCGAGGACGAGCCGGACCCGGAGGCGGTCGAGGACGGCCACGACGACGACAACCCCTTCCAGCAGGGGCCGGACGACGAGGACCCCGAGGCAGACCCCGACGCGGACCCGAATGCCGATGAGGATCAGGACGGCATTCCCGACCACGACGAGGACGCGGACGGCGACGGCATTCCTGACGACCAGGAAGACGACGACGAGGAAGAAGACGAGGACGAGGATGACGACGATCATCCGTTCCCGCCTCCTGCCAAGAAGAAGCCTTTCCCCAGTTAATGGGTGAAGAGACCACTTCCATCGAAGGAGAAGAGTAGATGGGTCGCCCAGCTCTCGAAGCGCTCGCCGCTCAGCAGCGTGTCATCGACGCCCAGGCCGCCACGATCCAGCGCCAGGCCGGAGTCATCCAGGCCCAGGGTCAGCGGATCGGACAGCACGAGCGGGTCTTCGCGCAGCAGCGCTCGCAGATCTCCGCCCTCGGCCGTGGCCTCCGCGCCATCGCCCAGGTCGCGGGGATCGAGGGGCACGTGCGCACCGCGATGCTGCACACCGCCGACGAGCAGAACCCGGCACAGCCGATCCCGGAGCCCCCGGCCGAGCCGCCGGTGCAGACCACCCAGGAGGTCGAGACGCCGGAGGCCATGGCCGACGTCAACAGCCCCGGCCTGGTCCCGGGCTCGACCAACGACGTCGCAGCCGACGTGACCTCCACCGTCTACACCCCCGGTGCGGACGTGCCGGGTCCGGCGGTGAAGAACCTGGTGGACGTGACCGCCCCGGTCGACGGCACCCAGGGCCCGCGCCCGCTCAACGAGGTGCGCACGCTGACCGATGTGCGCGTGGGCGACCCGATGAACCCGGCGCCCGCCTTCCCGCTGCGTGGTGACTTCGCCAACGGCCAGCGGCTGGGCTCGAAGGAGGCGGCGGCCAACCGCACCATGGCCGCGCTCCGGCTGGCTCGACTGCGCATGCAGGCGGGCGTCGCCCAGGGCGACAGCGACTTCGAGGTGGCCGCGGGCATCGAGCGTGACGCCGCCATGACCACCGAGAAGATCGTGGCCGAGATCGGCACCCTGGAGGGGGTCCAGAAGGCGGCCTCCTCCAAGCAGGTCGAGCGCCCCGGTGGGCTGGTGCCGCGGTCGGCGGCCAAGGCCCACAGCACCACGGCCTCCATGGCCAGCCAGTCGAACCTCGGCACCCGCACGGCGGGTGTTTCCGACGACGACACCGCGGATGCCGATCTGTTCGACTGAGCCGCTCGCCTCGGCCTTACGGACCCCGCCGAGCTGAGCAAGAAAGGGCCCCAGGTGACTCCCGTGCATCTGGGGCCCTTTCGTGTCCTGTCCATTCCACTCCATCTCCTCGCGAAGAAGTGAAAGGAAGGGGCACCTGAGAGGGGCCTCAACAACCATTCGAGGCTGGGAGGGCAGAAATGCTCCGAGTGCCCCTCGCGAAGGCGCACATCAAGCGCACCATCCGCCCGCTGTACGGCTGGACCCAGGCGACTCCCAAGTCGCAGTTCCTGGACCCGGCTTGGAACGGCGCGGTGGCCATCTACCCGGGCATGGCGATGATGCGGACCGCCGGTGAGGCGGTCACTCTGCTCGACGCCACCGGTGCCCCCATGGGCCTGTCGGCCTTCTACGAGGGCGGCGACGGCATCTTCGAGATCTCCGAGCAGGGCGTCAACGCCTGCGCGGTCTGGGTGCTGACCCCGGACGCGGAGTTCGAGATCCTCGCCCCGGCGTTCGACGACACGCTGTCCTGGGTGGACCCGGGCACCGGCGTTCCGACGCTGGTGCACGCCTACACCTCGGGTGCCAAGCGCGGCCGTCTCTGCCTGGCCGCCACCGTGGGCGCGTCGACCCTGCCGGTCGCCAAGCTCGTCAAGGTCAACTCCACCTCCAAGATCACCATCGGCGGCCTCCAGGTCGGCGAGGTCTGATCCACCACCAGCAGAAGAGAGGAGATCCACAGCAATGAGTGCACCTGTCCTCGCTGGTGGCGGGCTTCGCCCCAGGACCGCGAAGAAGTCCGACGACTACGTCGCGAAGATCATGGCTCGGCGTGAGAACGGTCAGAAGCTCACGCACGAGGCCAAGACCGAGAAGATGGCGCTGATCCTCAGCGACGAGGTCTCGGGCATCAAGCGCCTGGGCGTCGGCATGATCGGCCCGATCCAGCTCAAGCTGCGGTACCAGGGCATCACCCGCAACGTGCTCATCGAGGACCCGGTCACCCCGGGCACCCCGGTGGAGTACGACGTGTGGGACGACCTGGGCCAGGCCTACGTCATGTCCGGCCACGAGGGTGAAGTTCGCATCACACCCTTCGAGGGCAAGCGTGTTCCGGTGCGGTTCTTCCGCATCGCGAGCCGTCCGGCGATCCGCAAGGAGGACCTGCTCTACCTCCGCATCAACGCGGTCGAGCAGGCGCAGGACGAGACGAAGCAGGCGATCCTCAAGCAGGAGGACTCCCGCCTGATGGTGATCCTCCAGGCCGCGGTGAATGACTACGCGAGCCGGGCGGACCACACGATCACCCCGAACCACAACGTCACGGAGGCCTCGGGGTACTACACCCCGGCGTCGCTCTACACCGCCGTGGCGCAGACGGACATGCACGAGTTGCAGGCCGCCCGTCTGCTGGTCAACCCCTACGACTACCGCGACTTCTTCCGGTGGGACATCAACACCACCGGTTGGGCCTTCAAGGACCGCGTGGTCGCAGGCGAGACCATCACCACCTTCGGTGAGTTCCAGATCCAGCGCTCGATCATGGTGCCCCAGAAGACCATGTTCCTCACGCCGGAGCCGAACTTCCTGGGCGTCTTCCCGGTGCTCTACTCGCTCGACGTCGAGGAGAACCACCAGGTCGAGGCCTTCTGGAAGGGCTGGGTCTTCGACGAGATGGTGTCGATGGCGATCCTCAACCCCCGTGGTATCGCGACGATCACCAAGCCCTGATCTGCACGCACGTTCTGTCGGCAGCCCCGGCGCCTCAGGAATGGGGTGTCGGGGCTGTTTGGCGATTGGGGTGATGAATGCCGATCAACAAGAGCCCGGCGGTGCTCTCGCAGGAACCGTCGGCGCCCGCACACGCCACGACGAAGCTCTATGTCGACACCCGGGCGGTGCCGCCGGGCGGCACCGAGGGCTATGTCCTGACCAAGGACTCCGGCGCCGACTACGCCTTCTCCTGGAAGCCCGGGGGTGTTGGCGGTGGCGGCGGGGGGATCTCGGCCATCCGGGCGGCCCCGGACTACGACGACAGCGTCGCGCCCACCGGCGGGCAGGCGATCCTCTGGACCGCGGGCCTGAGCAAGTTCAAGCCGACGACCCTGACTCCCGCCCTGATCGGCGCCGACCCTGCGGGGACCGCCGCTGCTGCCAGGACCGCCCATGAGGCGGCGACCGACCCGCACCCTCAGTACCTGACCCAGGCCGAGGGCGACGCCCGCTACAGCCTGCTGGGCCACACCCACAGCGGCGCGGACATCACCTCCGGCACGGTCTCCTACGACCGGCTGCCGGTCGGCACCGGCCTGAACACCATCGCGGCCGGGGACGACGCCCGGCTGACCAACGCGCGCACTCCGACCGCGCACACGCACGCCATCGCCGATGTCACCGGGCTCCAGGCCACGCTGGATGGCAAGGACGCTGCCGGGGCCGCTGCGGACGCGGTGACCGCCCACGAGGCCGCGTCCGACCCGCACCCGCAGTACCTGACCGCCACCGAGGGCAACGCCGCCTACGCGGCGCTGAGCCACACCCACAACGCCAGCGCGATCAACGCGGGCACCCTGGCCTACGCCCGGCTCCCGGTGGGCACCACGGCGAGCACGGTGGCCGCCGGTGACGACGCCCGGCTCAGCGATGCCCGCACCCCAACCGCGCACGTGCACTCCGGCTCGGACATCACCAGCGGCACCATTGCGTTCGCCCGACTCCCGGTCGGGACCGCGGCGAACCAGGTCGCGGTCGGCAACCACACCCACGATGGGCTGGGCGCCGGTGGCGGTGGGTTTGCCGCGGGCTACATCCCGACCGGGTCAACGCAGCCGGTCGTCCAGCACGGCCTCGGCACCGCCGACCTGATCATCGCGGTCCGCGAGGTCTCCACCAACCTGCTGGTGCACGTGCCGGTAGAGATGGTCGACGACACCGGCACCGCCAGCCTGAACTGGATCCGCTTCAGCTTCACCACCGCGCCGACGCTCAACCAGTACCGCTACACGGTGCTCAGCGCGGCGGCCACCCTGGGTACCGGCGCGCACACCCACCCTGAGTCCGACGTCACCAACCTGGCCGCCGACCTCGCGGGCAAGGCGGCGATTAGCCACACCCACGTCATCGCCGACACCACCGCGCTCCAGACCACCCTGGACGGCAAGGCGGCGGCCACCCACAACCACGACACCGCCTACTTGAGCCCGGCTCAGGGGGACGCGGCCTACGCGGCGATCGGGCACACGCACACGCTGGCCGCGCTCGGTGCCGCAGCAGCGGTGCATACCCACGCGGCGGGCGACCTGGTGTCCGGCACGCTGGCGCTGGCCCGGATCCCGACCGGCACCACCGCGGCGACGGTGGCCCTGGGCAACCACACGCACGGCGCCGCTGCTCCGGCCGCGCACGCCAGCACGCACGCCTCCGCGGGTTCCGACCCGGTCACTCCGGCGGCCATCGGTGCGGCGGCCACGACGCACGTGCACGCCGCCGCGGACATCACCTCCGGCACCCTGGCCATCGCCCGGATTCCGACCGGCACCACCTCGACCACGGTCCCGCTGGGCAACGACAGCCGCTTCAGCGACGCTCGCACGCCAACGGCACACGCCGCGAGCCATGCCACCGGCGGTGGCGACGTACTCACCCCGGCGGCGATCGGCGCACTCGACCAGACTGCCGGGGACACCCGCTACCGCCAGCACAACCAGGCGGTACGCAGCGCCAGCGTCACCACGACCTACGCCCTGGATGGCACCCTGGCCGGGGACGTCGAGCTGACCTGCACCGGGGACACCACGATCACCCCGTCCGGCACCCCGGCCGGGCGCACCGTCGTGATCACCTGCCTGGCCTCCGGCGGTGCCCGGACCCCGACCCTGGCCGCTGCGGTCTCGCTGACCGGCGGGATCACCGCGCGCTCGCTGGTCATCCCGTCCGGGGGTATCGGCCGGTTCGTCATCCGCTACACCGCGCTGGGCACCGTCGGCTGGTCCCTCGACTCGGCATACCTGGTGGGCTGATGCCGATCACCCACGTCGGTTACGCGACGTCCTCCGGTTCTGGCTCCACGCAAAACGTCGCACTTCCTACGGGCACCGTGGCGGGCGATTACCTGCTGCTCACTCAGCTCCGTTACGGCACGACGTTGGCCACTCCGCCCACGAACTGCCCGGCATTGACGCCGTCGTACACGAACACCCCGGCGGGCACGCAAGCGAGCTGTGCTCGATTCATTGATGGGACCGAAGGGTCACTCTTCACCTTTACCAACATCAATACATGGGGGACAATTCTTATTGCGGAATCCTTCCGTGGTGTCCATACCACCACACCGCTGGATACCGCCATCCTGTATCAGAATGGTACCGGAACTACGCATAATGCTCCGTCCCAGACTCCGGTCACGGCCGGAGCCATGTTGGTGACCCATCACGTCAACTGGTATACGCAGGCCTATTTGAACCCGGCGTCGGGAATGACCAAGATCGTTGACCTCATTTACGGCGGCGACCTCGACGCCATGAGCGCCTACCAATTGCTGGGCGCTGCCGGAGCCCCGACTGGCGTAAAGGGGGCGACGGCCCAGTACTCCAGCGGCTTCACCGGCGCCTCGCTGCTGCTGCGTCCGGCGGTGGCGGGATCCAGCGGGCCCGAACCCGGCCGTCGACTGCTGCTGAGCGCGTGAGGAAGGGAGGCCGAGATGGCGAACGATGAGTTCCGCGGGGCGGTCCTGGTGGCCGCGCCGTCGGCACCGGGGAGCCCGGCGACCAAGCAGTACGTCGATGACGGCGATGCCACCCGGGTGCCGACAACCCGTCAGGTGCTCGCAGGCACCGGCCTGACCGGCGGTGGTGACCTCAGCGCGGACCGCACGCTGACCGTGGCGTACGGATCGAGCGCGGCGACCGCCGTGCAGGGCAACGACACCCGAGTCACCGCCGACCAGGTGGCCGGTACCGCCTCCATCCGCACGCTCGGCACGGGCGCGCAGCAGGCGGCTGCCGGAACTGCTCCGGCGGCGGCGGTGACCGCGCACGAGGCCGCCACCGACCCCCACACGCAGTACCTGACCAACGCCCGCGGTGACGCGCGCTATCAGCCGCTCGACACCCAGCTCTCGGCGCTGGCGGGGGTGGCCGGAGGCGTCGATGCGCTGCCGTACTTCACCAGCACCTCGGCCGCCTCGCAGACGACCCTGTCGAGCTTCATGCGCACCGTGCTCGACGACGCCGACGCGGCCACCGCGCGCACCACTCTGGGTGCAGCAGCGACCACCGACCTGGCCTCCTACGTGCCGACCACCCGGTCGGTGCTGGCCGGGACTGGCCTGACCGGGGGCGGGGCGCTGTCCGCGGACCGTACCTTGACGGTGGCCTACGGCTCGGCCGCTGGGACCGCGGTGCAGGGCAACGACGTCCGGGTGACAGCCGATCAGGCGGTCGGCACCGCGTCGATCCGCACCCTGGGCACCGGGGCCCTCCAGGCTGCCGCAGGCAACGACAGTCGCTTCACCGACTCGCGCACCCCGTCCGGCACGGCCGGTGGCGATCTCACCGGGACATACCCGAACCCGACCATCGCCGCTGCGCTGAAGGATCCGGTGGCGGCCACCGCCGGACTGCGGACGCTGGGCACCGGCGCCGCGCAGGCGGCAGCAGGCAACGATTCTCGGCTCTCAGACGCCCGTACGCCGACCGGGACGGCCGGAGGTGACCTCACCGGCACCTACCCCAACCCGACGCTGCGAGCGACGCTGGTAGACCCCGTCGCGGCCACAGCCGGTCTGCGCACCCTCGGTACCGGCGCCCAGCAAGCGGCGGCGGGCAACGACTCCCGGCTGTCGGATGCTCGGACCCCCGTCGCGCACGTGCACAGCGGGGCGGACATCACCACCGGCACGGTGGGCTACGCGCGGCTACCGGTAGGTACCGCGGTCTCGACGATCGCCGCGGGCGACGACGCACGCATCGTGGGAGCGGTCCAGACCACCCGTTCGATCATCGCGGGCACCGGGCTCACCGGGGGTGGCACCCTCGCGGCCGATCGCACCCTGACGGTCGCCTACGGGTCGACGGCAGGGACCGCGGCCCAGGGCAACGACGCGCGGCTCAGCGACGCGCGCACGCCCACCGCCCACGCCGCCTCGCACGCTTCCGGCGGCGGCGATCCGATCACCCCAGCCGCGATCGGAGCAGCGGCGGCCGTCCACGTGCACTCTGGGGCCGACATCACCACCGGGACCGTGGGTTACGCCCGCCTGCCGGTGGGGACTGCGGTCAGCACCATCGCCGCCGGTGATGACGCCCGGATCGTCGGGGCCGTCCAGACGACGCGCCAGGTCATCGCCGGGACCGGACTCACCGGCGGCGGCACTCTGGCTGCGGACCGCACGCTGACCGTGGCCTACGGATCGACTGCGGGTACTGCCGCACAGGGCAACGACAGTCGTCTCTCGGACGCGCGTACCCCGCTCGCGCACGCCGCCTCGCACGCCAAGGGTCAGGCCGACGTGCTCACCCCGCTGGCGATCGGGGCGGTCATGAGCGCCGTTCCGACTGCGATCAAGACGGCTGCGTACACCGCCGCCGTCGGCGAGATGGTGCTCGTGGACGCCACCGCGGGCCCGATCACGATCACGCTGCCGGTGATCTCCGCCGGGGGCGACCGGGTCGCCGTCAAGAAGCTCGACAGCTCGACCAACGTCGTCACCGTGGCGGCCGGGACCGGTAACACGATCGGCTCCGCGGGCGCATCCAGCGTGCCGATCCGGCTCCAGGACCAAGCAGTCAGCTACCAAGCCTCGGGCACGAACTGGGTGATCCCGCACAGCCACCTCGGCCTGCCCAGCCTCGATGCCCGATTCGTGGCCCAGTCCGTCGCCACCGCCAAGGGCGACATGCTGGCCGCCACCGGCGCCGGGGCCTTCGCGCGGCTCGGGGTGGGCACCGACGGTTACGCGCTGGTCGCGGACTCCACCCAGGCGCTCGGCGTGAAGTGGGCTGCGGTGGCTGGGGGCGGTGGATCTCCAACCGGGGCGGCTGGGGGCTCGCTCGCGGGTACTTACCCGAACCCGACCATCGCGGCCGGGGTGATCACCGGTACCGAGATCGCAGCGGCAATCAAGGATCCGGCCGCTGCTACCGCCGGGCTGCGCACCTTGGGGACCGGCGCGGCTCAGGCTGCCGCGGGCAACGATGCCCGGCTGTCGGACCAGCGGGCCTGGTCGCTCTACACCGCCGGGGGCGAGACCAGCGGCTATGTGCCGACCTGGAACGGCACCAAGTACGTCGCTGCCGCGCCCACCGGTGGCGGTGGCGGGCTGGCCAACCTGACCACGTTCGGGATCTACAACGTCAAGAGCTACGGCGCCACCGGCGACGGCACTACCGACGACACCGCGGCGATCCAGGCGGCGCTGAACGCCACCCCGGCGGGTGCGATCTGCTGGGTGCCGCCGGGGGTCTACCGGACCAGCGCCGCGCTCGTGGTGCCGCCGCAGGTCACCCTGGAGGGCACCCACGGGGTCAGCCTGACCTACGGCACCGGCCCGGCGAACCCGTGCGTGATCAAGCCGCTGGCCGCGGGCAGCTGGACCGGCGTGGCCGCCGTGATCCGGTTCCTGAACAAGACCGCCGGGTCCTACGCCACCGACTCGCTCGGGCAGCGCGTGCGGCGGCTGACCATCGACGGCTCGGCCAACGCCACCGCGGCCATGGTCGGCATCCAGCTCTACGGCTACGTGCGTGAGACGATCTGTGACCAGGTCACCGTGCGCAACATGGTCAGCGACGGCTTCGCAACCACCAGCTACAGCCCCTACACCGGCGACACCGCGGCCCCGCAGAGCTGCCGGTTCCTGGACTGCTACGCCGACAACTGCGGCGGCGCGGGCTTCGTCATCTCCGGCCCGGACTGCGTGCTGGTCAACTGCAACGCCCAAGGCGCCGGGTACGTCGGGTACTTGATCCAGTACGCCCCGAACACCCAGCTCATCGGGTGCCGCGCGGAGTGGGCGGGCAACCACAACTACTACATCACCGGCTCCTACGGCACCGGCCAGGGCGCGGGCGCGGTGCTGATGTCCGGGTGCTCGTCCGACCGGGCCAACTACAACGGCATCCTGATCGACTCGACCGGCTCGGCCCCGCACAACATCAGCGGTTTCTCGGCCCGGCGGGACGGTCGGAACGGTGGCACCGGCGCGGGCAACTACGCGGGCATCCAGATCAACGGCGCCACCAACCCGGTGGCGATCGACGGGCTGACGGTCTACCCGGGCGTGAACGACGACGGCTCGGGCACTAACTCCCCGCAGCACGGCGTGCGGGTCACCGGCTCCACGCACGTCTCGGTGGACTCGGGCTACATCCACGCGGCCACCACCGCGGTCACCGACAACGGCGGCAACGCCTACTTCGCGGTCGCCCCGGCAGTCGGTCGGGCAGTCGGCACCACGGCAGCTCCGACCCGCACCGTGCCGACCGCGGTGGCGCTCACCAACGACCCTCGATTCTTCAGCGTGGCCCGGCCCGGCGATGACCTGAACGCCAAGATCGCGGCGCTCACCCCCGGCCAGACGCTGCTGATCACCGGTCGGCACGTGGTCACCGATGCGCTGGTAGCCGTCTCCGGCTCGTCCACG